CTCGAACGTAAAACCGTTACCCATACTGGAGAACATGTTAAGCTCGTGATACTCCTCCCCGATCAGGGTGCGCTTAACGCGCACACTGTCGAGGAGCACGAACCATGCAGGACTTAATAGCTCAGCGACAAGCTGAGTTGAAATTAAGTCGCTCGCGGAAGTTAAGTCAAGAGTGGCCAGATGGCCAGTCAACGAACCTTCTTGAGCAAGTTTACGATTTCGTGATTGATCGTTAAGATCGATACCACGCGACCGCAAACAGGATCGGATATAATCGCCGATCCCCCTCTGCATAAACATGTTTAGCTCGGGTTCCTTACAGGCAACCCGGTCTATTTCAGAGTTCTTAGGAACTGTGAACATAACACTACCTGGTACAATTGTCGGGGAAAATTCCTCGTTCAAATGACCAGCCCATTGAGGGTAAAGAGGTAGCACATCTCGAAGAAAGATGGGCAGAGCCTCTTCAGTAATGTTTGCTTTACCTACGTATTTCGTCGCTATAGCGGTTGGCCCACGCTTAACACGCGTGGAGGCACCGTTGGTAAACAAACCAGAAACCACCCCAGTGGGGGGTTCATCACCAAGAACTTGACGAATCACGTTCTTAGCAAAAAGGAGGATTGACTGAGAGGAAACAGTCCCGAAGGATGTTTCATCAATCAACAACCGTTGATTTGTTTTAGCGTTACGAAACTCAGCAACAAGCCACTTTTCAATGGCTGCTGCCTTGCGTTCCGCGGCGTTAGCTTTATCAACTGTCGAGAATTTCGACAGAAGATTCCGCTGAAGCCACTTCACTTTGAAGTCGTGGACCGGGAGACCGGTTTGCACAAAATCATTGTGAAGCGCTGCAGATAAATCTGCAACAAAGTTCGCGTGAGTTTCACGTGGTAAGTCGATCGAATGGGCCTTCGGCCTCTTAACATTCTTTCGATTTGCAATGGTTCTCATAGGATTATTCCTTATGAAGTTACGACCCATGTCCGGTAGTCAGGAAACGTTTTAAATTCCTGAACCGGTATTACACAATCCATGGACAGCTGCAAACAAAGATATGCAGTAATACTGACCATGATCGCCGATGTAAGCAAGTGGGCTACCAATTGAGTAATCAATCAGTAGATGCCCTTAAGGCCTACAATCATACCGTCAACGACGGTAATGGCTGGATCCAGAGCGGATTCAACCAAGCCAATGAAGTCATTGCGTTCTTCTTCAGTCGAAGAAGCCGCAAAGGTTACATTGAGTTCGGCGTAGTGCGTACGTACCACGACAGGACGGCTGATGCCGTTGATTGTCTCGGTTTGTACGACGGGTGCGGCAAGAACCATTTTGCCACGGTAACGCCCGTTTGCTTCACGAAGAGACAGAGTCATCTTCTTATCAGCAATCGGAACACCGGTGCCAGCGCGGAATTCAGCCACATCGCCAGGTTTGGCGGATGGGTTGAACACGTGGGCAACGGGAGTACTCTGTCTATCGAGCAGAGTAATAGCGGTAAATGCAGGCATATGTGCCTCCTTGGTTATGTTGGGTCATTATCCCAACTGATTGAAAAGGTAAAACGCTTTAGCGCTTCAGCTGACTCAATAGTGCTATTGCACTTATTGAGTGTGAGTTCGAAAAGGGAGATTTTATGTAAAATCTCGGGAGGGGCATATTAACGTGAGCTTCACGTTTCTGACAAACATTTGAAATTAGAACAGAGGGAATCTTATCCCCCGGTTCTGAGTACTGTTTACAGCACTCGATCCTAAACGTACACCAAGATTTAGTGTTCGTGAAGGAGCCCAAATGTTGCACCCCTACGCTCGCTGACAA